TTCTATCACCAGGGACTTTAATTCTTCTTCCTCTGAATGGTACTTCAATTACGCCTAATGTCATTGCTGGAATTGCAGCAGAACGGCAGAGGAAAGAAAACTTACTTTCGTCTGTAAAAATACCATTCGAGTCTGACAAGTCCGTTGGCGCACTAATGAAACAACGGAAGAGGTTAGCCCTAGCACCAGTACCTAGCGTTTCTCTAAATTTTGAAATACTAAACAGTTCGTCTTGTGTGGTTGCCATATCTTTCCCCTACATTATTCTACAGTTGTGAAGTAGTCGAATGACCAAGTCACAGTAAATTCTTCAATGGTATCGGTGGTATCGTATGACAAGTCGATTGTGCTGATATCGCTAGGCCAGCAATTCTCTAATTTGTATGTGTGAATAACCGAACCTGTTTGATCTAATTGTTCAACCAACATTGTTGAATATTCTGAAGAAACTGCGCTATCGTCAATTTCTTTTGCGAATGTTTCTTCGTAGTTGATAACACCATATTTTTTCTGAATGTCTTCGACTAACTGACGAATTCTTTGATTTTTATCGTTAAGAATTGTTGTAGTCCATTCAGCAAAAGTTCTATCTCCTGCAACCTTGAATCGTCTGCCTGCCATAAAAGGAATTTCAATTAACCCAACTGTTGAGCCGGGTAATTGAGCAGCCTTACATAGAAAACTGAATTCTTCAATGGTCGCACTACCGGTAGTCTGTAATGCTGTTCCGAATGTTGGTACCACTCGGAACAGATTAGAACGAGCACCAGTTCTGATAGCACTAGTCAGACTTGATATTGTAGTAATTGCCATCTTTCTGTCTCCTTAATCTGTTCCTTTTATTTAGCCAGCAATCTCAGTAAATGTAGCGTTGCCCCTTACAGAAACAAAGTTAAGTTGAACGAAGTTGACAGAACGAACAGGCTGAACGAAGATATCGCATACAAATTCGTTTGCGTTTACTACTGATTCTGGGTTGTTGCTTTCATCGCAAACAACACGGAATGCTGTAATACCACGGCGAGCCTGAACACTACGCAGATATGGAACAACTAGGTTAACGAAGTTGTTTCTTGTAATTGCGTCATTCTGATCGAACAGAACATTCTCTGCTGCTGATCCGATTGTATTTTGTAGTTCGATGAACAGTTTACGAACGTTAATACGATTCAGAGAAGTATTCTTAACGGTGAATGTCTTGTCTCCAAACAGAACAGTACCCTTACCAACTTGAGTAATAACTGGGTTAACTGCTGACTTGTAAAGCAAGTCTCTTTCAGTCTGATTTGGATTGAAAGCAAGACGAACTAGATTCTGAATGTTGCCGTTTGTGTAACCTGCTGGTGACAGCCATGGCTCACGAACAGAATCGTTTCTGCCCATGCAACCTGCAACGTCTGCGTTCAGAGGAACATAAACGTAGTTGTCATTGTAGCGGTCATACTGATACTTCCAGCCGCTATCTGCAACAACATAAGTTGAACGTGTGATACTATCAGCCCAAGAAAGGATTGATGTTACTTCAGAACCAGCATTGTTTACTACGCTTGCTCTTGTTGGTGAAATTGCAACAACTGCGTCTTTACGAACTTCTGCAACGTCTGCAATAACGCGATTAACAATTGAAGCAGATGCCTGACCAGTTACAACGATTGGTGATGGAACTTCTGACTTGTTTGCAAACAACAGATAACCAGTTGTTCTGTCACCATCTGTAAGTGCAGTACCATCTGAACCGCCTGCTAGGCTGTAGTTCTTTGGAACTGTTACTGAGGTGAAAGTTGTTCCTGCTGCGGTGTTACCCCAATTTGAACCTGCATTGTCATGGTCAGTCCAGTAAACATATGAAGAAGTGTTGTTGATAACATCTTTATAGTAGTTTGAACCACCATTGTCTGCTCTTGCGTCAGATGCTTTAGAAACTAAAGCAAATTTTTCAACAACAGTATCAGCAGCACCAGTAATGTCGCCATCTTGATCGACAACAACAACGTGCATTTCGTCACCGGAACCTGATCTTGCTGAAGTGTAGGTTGATGTGCCTGGAGCCTCATCAAACTCACCGAAGTATTCCCAACGGCGTGAAGCAGTTGCGCCTGAAGCACCAGTTAGGTGTGCAGAAGCAAGAGTGAAGTGTGTTGCGTTTGTGATTGCAGAAACTTTAATTGAACGTCCTTCGCATACGAACAGATCGCCAACAGTCAGTTCGGTATTTGCTGCTGAACCTGAACCAACAACAGCAGTAGAACCTGCGGTAACTGTAAATGTACCTGTAAGTGCTGATTCCCATGCAGCAGACGATGGGCAAGTAGAAACTTTCAGAGAGTTTCCAAGTGCGCCAGCGTATCTAGCAATCCATGGACCAACGTTGAACGATGCTGTATTGATATACGCATCATCGTTTTTGATCAGTTGACCTGTACCAGCGGTACCTGAGCCGGTAGTTGCTTCAGCGGTAGCATTCAATGCGGTGTTAGCGACACGGACAACATATAGAGGAGCAGCATATCCAAGATAGTTAGCGGCAGAAAGGAAGTCAACTGCATTTGTTGCATTTGGCTTACCAAACTGAGATACTAGATCAACCTCAGACTGAACTGCGGTTGCTTTTTCAATAGGTCCCCAACGGAATTGTCCAGAGAATGCACCAGTTGTTGTTGCAACGGTGGCTTGTGAGGAAACAAGGTCTTGTTCTGTGATCTTGATTCCTGGTGAGATGAGACTTATAGCCATTGATTTCTCCTTGTTTTATAATGATGTGTTTGATACGGTTATTTTCATTTTATTTATAAAAAATCAGATTTATACCTTTCCTCATACCAAACTTGCCCTGTGTCATCGATGATTTTGTGATCATCTTCGTCATCACCAGTATTTATAAAACCAAAGGGAGACACTTCTTCCTCAATCATTTTGATTCGATTTTCATACAACTCTTTTCTAAGATTAATGTTTGTTAATTCTTTGAAGTATGAATTTGTTGTCAGCCAAGAAAAAAGTACCAAGGGCATCACCAAATCGTCATGATAACCGTCATCAGCCATGTATGTGTTTCTTCTTTGAATAAAGGTAGATATTTCTGAGATTGTATCTGCATCATGTATCAATAATTTCTTTTCTTCTACCATAGACTTGAAGTTAGAGCATCCGATTCTCTTCACTTTTTTATCGGTAATTACACCCAACTGAGTCTTTCCACCTCCAAAGCCACCTGTTACTGCTTGTCCGGAGGTCGTTCTATTCACCGATATGATATTTTCATATTCATATTCACTATATAAAATTTCTGCAACTTGTTCTGAAGTGTTTATTTCTACAAGAACATATGCTTCGTTGAATTCTTTAGCAACTTTGTATATAACTGAAGGATATAACAAAGGACTTATTGAATTGTCTTTGTATTTTCCGACAAGTTTGTATGGCATTTGTGTCACATCAATAATTTGAAATGCTGAATAGTCACCACCAACACCTTTAGCGGTGTCTGCTACCATTACATAAGTGTGATTTTTCTGTGCAGTTTCATAAATGTCAAGTCCATCTTTGCTATAAACTGTAGGAACTGGTGACATTTGTGCAATAGTGTCTGCTGCAATGAGCGTGAGACTTGAACCCAAGAATTTGCACAATACTTCTTGATTGAATTTGAGTTCACCAAGAAGTCTGCGTTGTTCTTCAGCCCATTTTTCGTCACGACCAGGAATTTCCCAGTATGGAATGAACAATGGTACAAATCCATTCAGATTTTGTTCTGCTTCGTTCCAGAACTTCCAGAAATGATTGTATCCAAGCGGCGTAGACGATAGCAAAATCTTTGTGGTTTCACCAGCAGAGATTGTAGGATAAACAGAGGTGAAGAATTGTTCTGCGACTGTGTTAGGAATAATTGCTGCTTCGTCAACATAGAGCAAGTTTACTGACTTACCACGAATACCTGATGCGCTTGTTGCTGCGGTGAAGACAATTGATCCATTTTCAAGTGCAATGTCACCTTTGTTCCATGTTGTCACGCCTTGTTGCAGCCAAACAGGAAGGTTTTCATACATCAACTGATAACGATAAAGAACTTCTCGCGCTGCTGTAGCCTTGTTTGCAAGAATCGCAACTGTCTTGCTTTCCTGGAAAAGGGTATACCAAAGAATATATGCAGCAGAGGTGGTAGTCTTCCCCTGTTGGCGACCCTCCATCAGAATCACTTTGCGATTCTCGTGGATTATGCCGACTTTCTTTTTCTGACATTCGTATAATTTGAACGGCTGCAAACCATGGTCTAGAGTAACAATCTTACAATAGGTTTCGATGAAGTATATCGG